TATCACGTTCGTGATGAACCACTTCGGCACATACTTGTGCATGAACCGCTTGCACTGCCAGCGATACCAGCCTATGAGGCCGTCATCAGCCGCAGAGAGTCCCATGCTCCTGCCATCCGACCCCCATGCACGTTGCGACTCTATGCCCTTCTCCAAGGCGCAGTCAACAACGTACTTTTCAGCCGAGTTACCCCGCGTTTTCTGCTTGGTAGCCATAGATCGTGTATGCCATTAGTAAGACTGCCGATGCGGTCAGCACGTATGCGCCTACGGTCCCAAAGAGGAGCCATGAGAGCATCCACACCACGCGAACGAATGTGATGAAGATGATCGCCATGACGCCTATGGATAGGAGCATCAGGACTGCTTTCAGGTACATGTTAAAGGCGTTCATATCCACCATTTTGGTAGTACTCCATGGTTCGTACCCAGTCACCTGTCTTGTGGTGGTGGGCGATGCGTTGCATCATTTCAAGTGTTTTTACGGTCCAGAACTCCTCGTTCATAAGGTCTGTAGGCTCATCGGTCAACTTCGTCCTGTACGGCTCCTGCGTCTCAATGTAGAAATGCTCTGCCGTGTGTGCCTCTGCAAGCCATGCGTATAGGCGCATCTGTATAGCATAGGCGCGGCGGTTGAAGTTGCTCCTTATGCTGAGGAAATCGCCCGTTGTCTTGAGGTCTGTGACGTAGCCGGGGCGGTAGAAATCCAGTAGGCCCTTCCATTGCACTCCAAATGCCTCTGCAACGAACGCAACCTGCTTGTCGCTACCCTTGACTATCTCTACGAACTGCGTGTGCTGACGGGCCGCTGAGACGGCTTCTCGCGCACGTTCGGCAAGATCGGCAGAAAGCATACGCCTTTTCTTCTCTTCGCCCATGTTAATCAGCCTGTAATTGGTGCAGTACGGCTCAAACTGCTCAAGGAACTGGGCTACTGCTTTTTCCCCACTGTTCTTGTAATGGTTAGCGTGGGCCTCTGTAGGGTCTACCCCTGCCATGATCTCATCGCACACAGCCTGTTGCAGAGGTGTGTTGGGCGTGTTGATGTCTCGCGTCCATACAGCAAAGCGATTGTCAAACTCCTTTGGCTCTGTGATCAGGCAGTCAATGACGGAGCCAAGTAGCATGGCATCTGACTCTACGTAGGAGCCTGCTTTTTTCTGCGCCATGCCATAGGGCTGACCACGGTCGATGTACAGGGTACGCAGGTCCGTACTGCTGTAAGCGTCAATGGCAAAGTATTCCTCTTGGCTGATGTCAAGCCGCTCTATGTTCTTGAACGGGTTGCCGCTCTCAATCTCCATTAGTTTCATTCAAACCTCCTGTTGTTTAGATCCGCCACGGGGCGGTATGCGATGACGGCAAGTAGCTCCGGCATCATGGGACCAAGGTACGACTCCTGATGCTTCTCTACAAATTTGCCCCACAGCTCCTGATCTCGGCACACGACGATGATCATGTTGGACATGTCAGGCTTCATTGGATGCTTGACATCATACTTCTTCAAAAGAATCTGCTCAATATCGCCATCAGATAGCCCGTAGTATCGCATGAAGCCATCCGCCTCTTTATCATCCATGATTCGGTTTGGCGACAGTTTTCCTGCCCGCAGTCCGTTTGCCCGCCGCTTGGCAAACATAGTGTCCCACTCGTCAACCGTTTTTCCGGTCAACCTCTGGCACATATCCTCTGCCTCTTTTCTGAACTCTTCAAAGTGATTCATCGTCCTCTATGGTTTTCATCGGGTCCATGTCAAGCGCACGGCACCACCGAATATAGTCAAGAAAGTTGCTTGGGGCAAATCGCCCAGTCTCCCAGTCCTTGATGGAGTCACCACGCTTGCCAATCATTTGCCCCAGTTTTTTGCGCGTGTGCCCCTTTCTTAGCCGCTCCATCCACAGCTTTTCTTTGTAGTCGCTCATACCATGAAAGCCCCCCCATATTTGTAGTGGTGTAATAATCATTTTGCTTCCTCTTTTACTCGTAGATGGTTTCTATTTCGGATTCGTAGAACTCCCACGATCTTGCCATAAATGTCTCGGCTTCTTGTGTGCGATTTGTAATATCAAAGTCGTATTTATCTATCCCCACGATGTCATACGTCACCGATTCGGGTGGGTACTTGGTGGTGTCGCAAGCAGGAAAGTGGTGTGTTGGCTTCGGCTCCCATCCAACTCCTGTGCTGATGTTGACAAGGGTGCTTCCCTTTGTTCTTTTGTCTGGTATCCTACCCGATAGGTATTCATCCCCCTTATCCAGATCCTCGTATCTGACTCGCTTGAGCCTCACTCGTTCTATCAACCGCATCTCTTTTCTCCGTCTAATTGAAAGTCTTAGTCCGTCTGATTGAAAGTTTTCGCGCCACTTTTATCGTTTTCGCGCCACTTCATCCCGTTTCGCGCCACTTGCGCGACATTACTCAACGCCCTGAGTAGTTTTGCTCAGCGTCCGCGCCGTAGTGTTTCTCAACCTTGCTCACCCCGTTCCTTATCAGCATCTCCCAATAGCACCGTTGGCAAAGGATTGTATCGGGGTCAAAGGATGCGCTGATATATCCATCGTGAACACCATGCTTTTCGCACTTCACCTTGCCTCCCCACGCACTTGCGTGTATCGTTAGCGGATCTGTTGTTCTCATTCCCCCTCCGTGTCTGTGTGTGAATGGTCAATGGCAAGCCTGACAGCGTTATCCATGACCTCAAGCCTTTTTATGTGCTTGAACGGCCCTTCCTTGAGCCTCCGCAGAAAAAGGTTCTCGTTCAATTCGCTGAACAGTTTTCCCCTATGATTCGTGTATCCGAAACTCGTTCCCACTTCCTCGTGGAAGCGACTAAGTGCGACCTCGAATAAATCAGGATCATCCAATACGCGGCGATAATCGTTTTCGGTTGGCAGACTCATGGTTCCCCTCCGTATGACATCGACAGGAATAACTGTGTCTGCTGTGATTTCTCTGACATCGTTGTATATCGGCACCTCAGGCCAATGCTGTTTTAACACCTTCTGTGGAAATTTCTCAATCTCGCAAAACCATTTTGTCTCAAAACCTGCCCATTCAAGACCGAGGTCCAGTCCACCTATGCCGCTGAACAAGCTTCCTACTGTCAGTCCCATAGTATCACCTTGCTTGGCTCTGTTTCTAATGCGCGGCATAACGCAACTATCGTAGTAAGGCGTGGACTGACGCGACCACATTCGATGCGGCTTATGTGATCCTTGGTTATGCCAATTTCGTCTGCCAGCTCACGCTGACTGTATCCAAGTGCGTAGCGACGCAAAATCAGATGTGCTGTATTAATCATTTATCCCTCAGTCAAAGATGATATACGTGGTTGGCGCTTGGTCATCCTCCTCCTCTAACTCAGCGCTTTGGAGATTAATCATCCTGACAGCCTCCTCCTCCATCTCTGTCAATGGTATTGGCTTCCAGTCTTGATTAATCATCTTGCCCAAGTGAAGGCTGATGTGAAAGCATATTGCCTTAATGCTTCCAATTTGATTGTATGCCTCAGTAGGATTTGAATAGTCAGGCTGAAAATCCTTTATCCTTGACAAAAGCATCATGACCTGCGACAGTTTTCTTCGTTCTAATTCATTCATCCCATTACAACCCTCCGCCTTGACCTAATTGGCTGTTGATGTTGCTGATAGGGTTTTTTCTGCTCTGTGTCTACGCGGTACCATTCATTCGGGTCATCCATGTATCGTCCCTGATGGTACCACGTTGACGGGTGCGGTGTGAACTCGCCTTTTTTTCCTGCGGGGCTTTGAGCAAACTTTCGCGTCCTGTCGAGCAGGTAGGCAAAGTTCTGATCACCAGTTTCATCGTGAAGGCTGATTAGTGCTTCCGTGATTTTCTTCAAGGCGTGTTTTTTCCCAACCTTCCTCGGATAGGCTGAATAGATCGCTTCCACCTCATCCTTCTTCGGCTTGTACACCTTTTCTTTATTCTTATCAGAATCAGAGTCAGAGTCAGAGTCAGAAGGAAGTTCTTTGTTATTCTCTTGTGACTTCTTTTTCTGTCTATACTTTTTTTGGCGTTCCCGTGCATCTGAGCGGGTTTTTTCCTCCCTCTCAAGACGGCGTGACACGACTGTTACAATCGCCTCACCCGTAACGGAATCGTTACGCCACGTTACCTCAGCAACGCCGTGTCTTTCCAGTTCCTGTAGGGCTGACTGGACCTCTGCC